GGGCCTGCGGCAAGCGGCTGGCCGATTGCAAGACGAAGTGGGGGGCCACTGCTGACCTTCCGTTTGGGGCCTTCCCAGGAACGGCTAGGCTCCGATGACGCCTGAACTGTTCGACGCTATCACGGTCCACATAGCGCAAGAGGCCCCACGCGAGGCTTGTGGTGTTCTCGTATGGGATGGGCTGAACAATTCCACCTATCGGCCTTGTAGGAACATCAGCGAAGGCACGGAACACTTCCAGATCCATCCCGAGGATTGGGTAGCGGCTGAAGATGCCGGAACCGTGCTGGGGATCGTCCACAGCCATCCTGGGGGAACTACACAGCCCAGCGATCTGGATGTGAGGGGCTGTGACCGTAGCGGCTTGCCCTGGTGGATCTTTACGGACGAAGGCGTGTGGCAGCGCATCACCCCGGCTGGCTGGTCTGTGGTGGGTCATCCCTTCGCCTGGGGGATTCAAGATTGCTACACACTGGCGCGGGATATTTACCGTGGCCTGCCTGACTTTCAGAGGTTCCCAGGCTTTTGGGAATCGACGGACTTATTTACAACGGGCCTGAAGTTCGCGGGCTTTGAGGAATTTGAAGGCGATCCGACTCCCGGAGATGCCCTCTTGATGAGCATTCGTGGGAATGGGGTTCCTAATCACTGCGCGGTTTACATGGGCGGGGGCAAGATCGTCCACCACTTGCCTGGGCGTCTCTCTCGCGAGGAAGAATTGGGTCCATTGGTTCGGGCTGTTGTGCGAAAGGTGAGGCGGAAACCATGAAAACGATTCAGCTTTACGGGGACATGGGGCAGCAGTTCGGGCGGGAGTTTAGCCTTGAGGTTTCTACGCCTGCTGAGGCTCTGCGGGCGCTGGTTGCTATGCTCCCTGATTTCCGTGGATATCTTCAAGCCCGACTCGATGCGCCGTTTCAGGTGATCGTGGGCGAGACTCCCCAGGATGAAAACGGGCTGTCTGTGCCCTGCGGTTCGTCCGAGGTCATCAAGTTTGTTCCAGTGGTAGCGGGTGCTAAAAATGCCTTTGAGGGTATCCTATTAGGTGCTGCTCTGATTGCCGTTACTTACTTCACAGGTGGGACTGGAACTAGCTTCCTTGCTGCATCTGCGGGTAACTGGCTTGGGCAGGCGGCTATTGGTGTGGGCATGTCCATGGTCCTTGGCGGCGTGGCCCAACTCCTAGCCTCAACCCCTGCATCATCCGGGGCGAACAATTCAAACAATCCCATGGATTCATGGTCCTTTGGTTCTCCCACCTTGACCGTTGGCCAGGGCGGATGTGTGCCCTTGGGATATGGAACACAGCGAATCGGTGGCCAGCTAATCAGCGCAGGTATCGACACGCAGACATGGCAAGACAAAGGCTTCGGAAGCCTTGCCCCTGACAACGCTGGAACCGTGGGGGGGGATGGAAACACTTCCCCTTGGGTTTGGGCCATCGCGGAGTAACCCATGCCCATTCATGTGATTGATCCGGGCGGTGGCCCTAGTTGGACGGATGGAACTGGGCAGGCTGGAGGCGGCGTAGGTTCAGGAGGCGGTGGGACCAACTATGCTGATGCCTCAACCCCTGAAACTGGGACAGTCCAGGTTCTGCTAGGCGAAGGCAGAATGCAGGGGCTTGTAAGTTACAACGGGCTCGGCACTGACTACCTGCGATCCGTCTATCTGGATGGAACTCCTATCCAGAATTCGGATGGAACATTCAACTTCAAGGGCGTGGCCCTGGCCTTAGTTGCTGGGACCAATACCCAGCCAGCCATAAAGGGCATCACTGACACGGAATCTGAAACGTCCGTCAATGTCCAGGTAGTTCAGGCTTCCCCTGTCACACGCTCCATCACTTCGGCACCCTCTGCGGTGCGGGTGCGAATCAGCATTCCCACGCTTGAGGTAGTGGATTCCAGCACGGGCAAGATCAGCGGGAACTCAGTAACCATCAAGATTGAGAAGCAGAATGCCCTCTTTAATGGGGCGGCTTGGTTCACTGAGCCTCTGGAGAATACCGGGCTCATCACTGGCGGTCCATTCACAAGCAAATACACGAAGTCCTATCGCATCGACCTTCCTGCAACCGGCACTTGGCAGATCCGGGTTACTCGCGTGTCCGCTGATGATCCCGATGGCTATCACGCCTCACAGACTTGGTGGGATGCCTACACGGAGATCGTGGATGCGTCCTTGCGCTACCCCAACAGCGCGGTTCTGTCTGTGCGGGTGAATGCAAAGCAGTTCCAGAACATCCCCCAGGTCACATGCTTGATGAACATGACTCGGATCATGGTCCCTGCTAACTACACCCCGGCCTCGTATAATTTCAACACTGGCGTTTGGACGGGCGCTGTCTATCGAACTACTGGCACGGGAACCAGTGGAGGCGTGTGGGATGGGACGTTTGTTGAGGCGTGGTCATCCAATCCAGCTTGGGTGTTCTATGACGCAGCATCTAAGACCAGGTATGGCGCTGGCACCTTCCTTCAGACTTCTGGCCTGGATAAGTGGACGCTGTATTCCATTGGTCAGTGGTGTGATGCCATCGTTGGTGGGACGTATGCGGGCGTGTCGGATGGCAAGGGCGGTCTTGAGCCCCGGATGGTGGCGAATCTCTACATCCAAGCACAACAGAACGCCATCACGGCCCTGTCGCAGCTCTGCGCGATCTTCTGGGGCGTGGTCTATTATGCCTCTGGTCTGGTTACGCCTGTCGCTGACGCGGACCAGTCTCCGGTGGCCCTGTTCACAAATTCCAACGTGGAAGGCGGCAAGTTCAACTATGAGGGCACGGCGCGGCAGGCTCGGCATACTGCGGCCATCTGCAAGTTCAACAACCTGGAACTCGGCTACGACTCGGATACTGCGGTCTATGAGGATGAAGTGGGCGTGGCCCGCTACGGCTACAACGTCCTAGACCTTCAGGCCATCGGTTGCACCTCCCAGTCCCAGGCTATGCGGCTGGCGAAGTGGGCGATCCTCACGGAACTCATGGCCTCGGAAACCTGCTCGTTCAGTTCCGGCCTGGAAGGTTCCACGGTCCACCCTGGGGATGTGATCCAGGTGGCTGACCAGTTCCGTGCGGGCAACTCGCGGGCGGGTGGGCGCATCATCTCCGCTACCAACACCACGAACGCCACAGTGACCCTGGACGCTCCTGTGACCCTGGGCGCGGGAACATACACCCTGCGGGTGCAGACCGCTACGGGCGGCATGGAGTCCAAGACCGTGACCACCACGGCGGGAACCTACTCCACCCTGACTGTCTCGGGCGTGTTTACCTCGCTACCTGTCGCGGGGGCTGGCTGGCTGCTCCAGGCGGGCACTACGGCTAGCCTGTGGAGAGTGGTCAGCGTGACCAAGGGGGACGGGCTCAAATACAGCATCACGGCCCTGCTGCACGATCCCAGCAAATACACGGCGCTAGGCCTGTCCACTGGCGATGTGGTGGCCCGCACCCCCGTAGCGAACACCTCCCCGGCTCCGGTGGGGTTGACCATCTCCAACAGTGTCCGGGTGCTGAACGACCGCCACGTGCAGACTCTCACGGCGGCCTGGACGCTGGACAAGGCTGCGGGCTACATCGCGCAGGCATCGCGGGACTACGGCCCGTGGACGGACATGGTTGTAACGGGTGCTTCTGCGCTCCTGGACGACATCCAGCCCGGTTCCTACCGGGTCCAGGTGTGCGGGGACTGGCGGGCCGGTGGGCTCTCCCCCTACGTCAGCGCCTCGGCTACCGTCACAGCCTCCACGCTCCAGCCCCCGTTCGTGGGCAACATCAACTCCGTGGACTACCTGGCGGTCATCGACCAGATCACCGTTCTGCGGGACTGGAACAACGAGGCCAACGTCAAGAGTCAGCTTGACTCTCAGGCCACGGCGCTGTCCATCACCACGGAAAAGACCACCTACGACAACGCAGTCGCGGCGCTCTCCACCAACCTGATCAGCGCGGGCGCTCCTGCGGGCTGGGCGTCTGGCTCCTGGCCCTCCAGCGTGTTCGGTCCAGTCACCAACATCATGCTTTCCCTGGCGGGCTGGTGGGCGACCATCGCCACGGCTCGCACGGCGCTGATTAACAAGATCGCGGTGGCCACGGGTGCGGCGGGCGGGACCACGGCGAACTGGGGCAGCATCTCCGGCGCATCGGCTCAGGCTTCCCCTGCGGGTGGGTGGACTGGGGCGGCGAAGTGGGGCACGAAGAATGTGCTATGGTCCGACGCCTCCAGTTTGACCTACCTTTATTCCAGCGGATCTGGCGGGGGCATCTATCTCCGCAATGCTGCCGACACGGCTTCCCTGCTGGCCATCACGGATGCTGGTGCCGCCACGTTCTCGTCCTCCGTCACCATGGGTGCGCTCACGGCTACCCGTTCTGACGGTAATTGGGAGGTCATCAAGGCGACCACGACTGGAGCCGGTAACGGGTCACTGCTGCGATTCACCCACGCCAATAGCCCCGCCAATGGCTACGACATCGGGGCTTTTGGCGGAACGGACCAGTTTGTAGTCAGGCGTAATGCGTCAATCATTCTGCAAACATTTGCGGGAACGAATAACTGGGACTTCGTCTCCAACTCCGTCTCCATGGGTGCGCTCACGGCTACCACGGGCGTATTTTCGGGCCAGATCCAATCTGCGTCTGCCCGCTACACCGGCTACGACCTGAACACTCCTGGCAACTTCCAGATTTTCGACACCTACGCTCCGACCAATGCAGTACCTGCACTCGCCGGAAGTTGGCACAGCGTTATGACTTGGCCCACGGCTGACTCTGGCTACGTTTTCCAGCTTGCCAATGGCATGGTCAATGCCAACGCCTCCCTCTACTACCGGAATAAGATGGGCGGGACTTGGGGATCGTGGTCAACGCTTTACAGCACCAGCAACATGATCACCAGCATGAACTCCCTGGTGGCGGTCACGGGGATGACCAAGATCCCCGTAGTCTGCACGATTGCTACCAAACCAGCGGCCAATGCTGTGCCCACGAATAGCTGGTGCTTCGTCATCAACGACACCACCTATGATCCCGATGGCTCCATGTATCAGTCCAATGGATCAAGCTGGATCAACGGGCAGAAGGGCTATCAAACCATCGGTGCCGTGGCGGCTGGCAGTATCAGCGCCGGGGCGCTCTCGGCCTATGTCGCCCTGGTGCAGAACGTCATCTCCAGTTCTGTATTTTCCAGCGGAGGCGCGGGCTTCTCCGTGAACGGGTCTGCGGTCCCCGGCAACAACTCAGGAACCCCCGTGGGTTGGGCCATCTACTCCACGGCACAGTCCAGCAAATACGCCGATGGGACCACTGACACGGTAATCGCGGAGTTCGGCGGCAACGTCAGCATCGGCGGTTACAAGGCGGCTGTGATCGCCAACCGCGTGATGGGCAACACCCCCATTTTCTCCACACCCGGAACCACCACCTGGACCTGCCCCGAGGGCATTACCTCTGTGGAACTTCTGATTGTGGGCGGCGGCGGTGGTGGCGGCGGGTCCGTCACGAATAATCGCGGCGGTGGGGGAGGCGGGGGAGGGCAGGCGTTCAAGGGGCGCATCACCGTGGTCCCCGCCACGGTTTACACCATCGTCGTAGGGACCGCAGGAACGGCTGGAGCTACCGGGGGCGGCGCGGGCGGCGCGGGCGGGTCCAGTTCCATGAGCGGATCTGGCTTCACCACGATCACCATGGCAGGCGGGGCGGGCGGGGTCGGCGGGAACGGGGGGAACTCCGGTGGAGGCACTGTGGCCCCTACCCTCGGAAGCGGCACCGATGCCCCGGCTGGAACCTACGGGACCACCTTCGACGCTGGCTCCTATGCTTCCGGTGGCCCTGGCGGCGGTGCTGCAAACATCGGGCTGGCCAGCCCGCCCGCAGGAGCGGGTGGATGGTGCTGGGACTACAACGGCGGGTCCCGCACCCCCACTTCCAATGTTGTCGTCGGTGGTGGTGGTGGTGGTGGCTCCGTGATGGCCCCCGGTGGCAACTCAGCGGCCCCTGGCAACGCGGGACTTTATGGCTCTGGCGGTGCCGGAGCAAGTGGAACTTCCACCACCCAGTCCGCAGGCGGCGCTGGCGGCGCGGGCTACGTTCGGATCAAGTATTAAACCCTCAACCCTTTTCCTGGAGGCATCATGCCTGCACCTGAACAGAAAGACCCCATCGCTCCCGCTGCCCCCGTTGGCGGATCAACCTCAGCAGGAACGTCCAGCCTGTCCACCAACGAGAAGCTGGCCCTCTATGCCCTCGCGGTTCTCGCCCTCATTCTCTACTTCTTCAAACACTAGGAGGCCCACATGGCCGTTACTCTCCCCACTACCAACGCTGGATCTTTGCTTCCTGAATGGGCTGCAACCAGCATTTCCTTCAATCGTCAGGTTCAGAACGTGGCCGGTGAACTGGTTGCGGTATTCACGGCTCAGATCGCCTACGCTCTGACCAACTACCTCATCCAGGACGGGAAGAAAGTCGGCATTGTATCGGCTGGGAACC